TATGGCATATTATAATGAACAAACAGACTTAAATATTATATATTATGATTAAACTAGGAGATTTAGTATATTACATTACTTATTATACAGGTATTCATTGGCTTGTAAAAAAGATAAGCAAAGCACTTAATAAAGATTGCGGTTGCGATAAACGACGTGATGAGTGGAACGATATAGATTTAGATTTATGGAACGACTAGACAAAGAACAATGGAAACAATTTAAAGCAGAGGTTACAACAAAACTAACACAACCACAATACAAGCTATTATGTACGCTTCACGCAAAGTATTATAATCATAAATATCACGAGCCGTGTAGTTGTCGACCAAAAGAATTAAAACGATGGATAGCTGATATTGATAGACTATACAATAAATGATAAAAGACGTACACAAGTGGGAACAAGCAGTAATAACACTATTGAATTTAGATGGGTGGAACTTAAAACACACAGGCGAGGGGTTTGAGCATTACGATGCAATAGGCACAAGTCCTAAAGGTACTGAAGTAGTAATAGAGATGAAGTTCAGGAACAAATACTACAAAGAAAAATTATTAGAAGTCTATAAATACGATAAGCTAATAGAAACAGGTAAGATTGCATTATACTTTGTTAACGACCCAAAAGGTAATTATATGTATTGGTTAAACGAATTAAAAGACCTAAAGAGTAAAGATATGTATTGCCCTGATACTACATTATGGACTAAAAAGAAACTATTAAAACCTTGTTATTTGCTTGACGAAGCACAAGCATCTATAATTAATTTAAGAGAGTTTACGAAGTAAAATAAAAATTTTCGTAAATTTTCGTAAAAAGTTTGTTTATAATTCGTTTATAATTTCTATATTTGTGTAAACAATAACAAAAAACAATTATTATGAGAAAGCAAAAAAGTACAACCGACAAACTTAATCAATTATCAAGAATAAGTTCTTATTTAAATAAAGAACAATATTTTAGTCAATTAGATAAAATAATAAAAGATTGGGAAAACAAAAGAAAATAAACAAATGGGGGTGTAAAAACCCCCTTATATTATGAGAACACAATTAACAGATTTAAAAAAAGAACTAGCGCAGATACAAACTACACTTATACACCTAAAAACAAAAGGTAGTTTAACAGAACGTATAAAGAAACGTTTAGAGAATAGAGAACTATATATAAAAAGTATAATATTTAATATCCAATAAAATGAAGAAAACTAAAACAGGGTTACATATCCAAACACGCAAAAACAGGATTGAGGTTTACACTCAAAAAGAATTAGAACAACAAGAACAAGAACGTAAAGAGGCACGAGCATTTATTATCCGTATGGCTATATTGTTGTTTGCTTCACTAACGTTTGTATTAGGGTTTATTACAGGCGCAGCTTCATAATGGACGCTTTACAAAAACAAGCATATCATTTGTGGTTTAATTGGTTAGCCGATAAGATAATGGAGTGGAAAGATGCTAAACCATTAAACAAAGACCTTAGAAATTGCGTAAAGGCAATGAATGAAATAGGTATGTTTGTAAACGGAATGCGTACAGAGGTTGAGGTATTACGCAAAAGAATAACACTAGTTAGACAACAAAAGAACGATTTAATAAAAACACTTCAAGACGAAATAACACAATTAAAAGACGATTTAAGTAAATACGAAATGCACTATATAGACGAACACGAAGAAATAAGCACTTGTAGAATGTGCGACAAAGAAACAGATGGAGATACATACTGTTCAGAAAATTGTAAAAACTATGATTTAGAATAATGGAAAAGATTAAATTACTAGACAATAAATATTACGACAAAGCAGAGTTGCTTAAACGTATGTTAGATGACGAGTTTTACTATGGAGAACTAAACACCTTAGCTTTAAGTAGTAGTAGCTTAAAACAACTCCTTTCAAGTCCTAAGACGTATAAATTTAGTTTAGAGTATGGTAGTCCATCTAGTCAGGCTTTGCGTGATGGGTGGTTGTTTCACACCGCTATACTAGAGCCTAACGTTTTCGAGGCACAAACCTTTATAGACGTACAGAGCAAGAACACAAAGAAGTTTAGAGAGGCTAAAGCTGAAAATCCTAGAGTATTTACGGCTAAGGAAAAAAGTGATGCAGAACGTTTAGCAGATGCGTTTTTAAGAAACGAACACGCAAAAGAATTAATAAGAGATAGCGAGTTTGAAGTACCTGTAATAGGCGAGGTAATGGATATGCCTTTTAGAGGTAAAGCAGACGTACTAGGTGCAAATAGAATAGTAGACCTTAAAACTACAACTGATATAAAAGGGTTTAGCTATTCGGCTAATAAATACGGATATGATGTACAATGTTATTTGTATTGTAATTTGTTTGGTAAAAGCTATAAAGACTTTTATTTCTTAGCTTTAGACAAAGGTAGTTTAGATATTGGTATATTTAACTGCTCTGAAGAATTTTATTTCAGAGGTGAAGAAAAAGTAGAAAAAGCACTAGACTTATATAACAAGTTCTTTATAGAGGGTGCAGATTTAGATAACTATTGTTTAACAGGGGAGTTATGAAAATAGAACTTAAACACGATATAATAAACGACAAATATACAGAATATATATATGAAGCGTTTGATATACAAAACAAAGAACAAAGCAACGTTACAATAGATGCTAATTTAGAACACTTGCCTAAAGAATGGAACATTGGTGTAGTTTATGGTGGTAGTGGAACAGGTAAAACAACTATATTAAAAAACTTCTTTAAGAAAGAAATGAATACATATAGTTTTGATTACAATAAATCTTTAATATCTAACTTTGATTGGTTAGAACCAAAAGAAGCAACTTTTTTACTTTCTTCTATGGGTTTAAGTAGTGTGCCGACTTGGTTAAGACCATTTCATACATTATCAAATGGCGAACAATATAGAGCAAGTTTGGCTTATATGGTAGGTAAAGCTCAAGAAAACGAAATAATATTAATTGATGAATATACAAGTGTAGTTGATAGAGATGTAGCTAAAGCTATGAGCAATGCACTACAAAAGTATATAAGAAGAACAAACAAAAAAATAGTATTAGCATCTTGTCATTTTGATATTATGGATTGGTTACAACCTGATTGGATATATTCACCACAAAAAGGGCGTCTTGAAATAGCGTCAAATCGAAGGCAAAGACCAAGAATTGAATTACAGATATTTCGATGTAGATATGAAACTTGGAATATATTCAAGCACCATCATTATTTAACACAAGAATTAAATAAAGCTGCAAAATGTTTTGTAATATTGTTTAATGATAAACCTATTGGTTTTATGGGAATACTACCAATGCCGAGCGGAACTATAAAAGATGCTTATAGAGTTAGTCGTTTAGTTGTATTACCTGACTTTCAAGGTTTAGGAGTAGGTATTAAAATACTTAATTTCTTTGGTTCAATGTATAAAAAAGATAATAAAACTCTTTATATTAAAACGTCTAATCCTTCATTATTTAAAGGTATGATAAGAAACAAAGAATATTGGAGTTTAGTATATGAAAATAATAATATTGAACAAATAAAAAGAAATAATAAAAAATTAATAAATCAAGGTAAAGATAATGGATTAAAACTTAGAAAAGAAAGTATAACTAAAAGTTATAAATACACAGGAGAAGAACACAAAGACAATATAAATATTTTAGTATTTAATGCTGATGCTTATAAAGAAGTAGCACAAAACCAAATAGCAATGTTTTAAAATGAAAAAAGAAAAAATAAAATTCATACCTTGTACTGATGAAGATATGCTAAAAAAAGATATAGCTAGAGCAAACAGAAAAAGAACGAATACAAAACGTATTCACAAATGGTATAAAACACATAAATAATAAACTATGAAATTTGATTTAAAAATAGAGTACTTAGGAAAAAAAGAAAACAAACACGAAACAGAAAAAGATATGTATCATTTGACGTTTAAGACTTATAACGCACAAGTTACAGGCAAGTTTGAACGTAGCGAGATACGACACTTAATAGAAAAACTAGATAATGCAATAGTATAAGCAAATGAAAAAACTACAAACACAAAAAAGTGTATTATATATCACTTTTAATAATATTTAATATAATAGTAAAGTATATTTTATATTATAGTGTAGTATAATGCACTAATACAAAAATTAAATTAAATATAAACAAATGACACCAAATGAAAAATATTTATCATTACTTAATAAAATAAGCTTTGAAAGTAACGATAAAAATGAAATTAGAAGAAACTCCAATTTAGGTTTAATTCTATGTAATGAAATATTAGAAAGTTTTATTATTAGATTAACTCCTGACCAATTTGAATATTGGAACGATGTTAGAAGTAAGTTTTATAAATTAAATCAACAATATGAGAGCAACTTATTTGCATTATGAGAATGGAAAAGGATACGATGTGATAGACTTTATTAAAGACTATAACCTAAACTTCAACAGAGGTAATATAATTAAATATATTTGTAGGGCAGGTAAGAAAGAAAGTGAATTAAAAGACTTAGAAAAAGCTGCTGATTATTTAAGACGTGAAATAGAATACATAAGGAACGAACAAGAAAAATGGATAGAGAAGAACAAGTAAACGAAGTAATAAACGACAAACACCTAAACTACTTAAAGAGTGTATTAATAGCGCAACTATTATTAGAAGCAAATGACGAACTAAAAGGAAGTAAAGCGTTTAGACAAAACATAAAATACCAAGTTGGAAAAACTAACAAACTACTAGAACAAGTGTACCAACAAGGGTTTAACACTATATACTATAATAACCCTGAGATGTGTACAAACGTACTAAACAAAATAGACAACTTAATACACAAAATAAAAGTCGCTTCTATTGATGAACTAGTAATAATAGATGCACTAGTAGATAAGTATTTTGAAAACAAAGACGAGATAAACGAAACACAAACCGCAGAATTTACAAAGATAGACTAATGACACTACAACAACTTAAAGAAGAACTAAACAAATACTATAAATTTGATATATCAGAACGCAATAGACAACGTGAATACTCATACGCTAGAAAGGTGTATTGTAGACTTGCACGAGAGTTAGGGTACACGTTTCAATCATTAGGGCAAGAGATAGGACTAAAACACGATGCAGCGTTGTATCATTATAGAGATTTTAAAGTATTACAGGAACGAGATAAAAGGGTATTCAACCAAATAATAAAAGACTTTAATTTACCTATACAACCCTGTGCAACTAAAAAGAAAATAAAGCCAATAGCAGACACGATTAAAACACAAAACCCTAAGACATATAAAGAGGCACTAATAAACGAACTAATAGACATAGTAAGCAAATGGGAGGATAACACATTAGAAAACTTTATAAACACAAGATTAAAGGTATACAACAAACTAATAGAAACAACTAAACCACAAAAGAAAATAAAAGAAGTAAAAGGTGCTACATTAAACAGACCTGTTAAAAACCCTGTGTTGTGCTAATAACAAACGAGGACAATATGGAACTGATGGCAAGGTATGAGGATAACTACTTTGACCTTGCGATAGTAGACCCACCTTATGGTATTGGAAATTTTAACCACAGAGATAAAGGTGTTAAATGGGAATATGATTGGAACAACAAAACACCAAATATTGATTATTTTAAAGAATTAGAAAGAGTAAGTAAAGAAC